GTGATCATTCTAATGTAATTTTCTTGAAACAAGTTATTGAGCACCATCGTCTTCAGAAAAAGTCTTTGAATCAAACTGCGGATGCTGCAGATTTGGCATTGTGGTCGGCTTTAGATGGCGAGTTTAACTTTTAAGGTTTTGAAAGGCATGCTATGAAAGTAGGTTTTGCAACAGTAGATTGGTCGAAAGGTGTTCGTGATGAAGCACTAGGCAAGCCTGCTATGGGCGGTTCGAACTGGATTCGCTTCGGGCAGTATCTGCCTTACATGAAAGAAATCACCCCGGTGCATGGGGCTCCTGTTTGGAATTCAGAGCAGCAGATTTTTGGTGTTGACACCGAATGCGGCTGGGATGTTGATGCTGGAGATGAGCGCTACGACTTCGATCTTCCGGTTATATTCATTCAACGAATAATGGACAAGGGCATCGGCCAGCAAATTGCGATAGCACGCGCCAATGGGCAAATCATTATCCAAGATATTGACGATGATTTCTGGTCTATTCCCAAATGGAATACTGCATACTGGCACACACATCCCTCTAAGAACTCCGAGGCCAACACTGACTTTTATGCTGAGGCACTGGCAAATAGCAATCTGATTATCACTTCAACCCCACATCTTACCAATAAAATGAAGAAGCTTAATGATTTTGTGGTTCAAATCGAGAACCATGTGGACGTTGACCGTTTCGCCCAAGCCAGGAAAGACATGCCTAATTGGGAAGAGACAAAAATTGGTTGGACAGGGTCTGTGGGTATGAAAACCGTGGACCTCAACTGTACCAAGCCATGGGCGGGCATGTTTAATTGGCATCATATTGGCCACGTTGACATTGTGCCTTTGGCTGGGGTTTTGGGAGAGCGCGTGAGCATCAGCACGTCACCCTTGTGTGCGTCTAGCGAGTATGCTCATCATTTCCTGTTTGATGTTGGTGTTGTTCCGTTACAGCATGACGCCGAGTTCAACGCCGCAAAGTCGTTTATCAAAGGTTTAGAGTATAGCGCTGCTGGATTGCCTTTTGTTGCTTCGCCAGCACCGGAGTATGTGCGATTTAGTAAAGAGCAGGGTGTTGGATTTATTGCGTGGGAAAATAAGCCTAAGCAGTGGATCAAGCATCTTAAAGCCCTTGTCAATGACAGAGACTACAGGGAATTTCAAGGTCTAGTTGCTCAGGATAAAGTGCGGCAGAGCTATGATGTTCGCATTGGGGCAGCGAAGCTGGAGGGTTTGGCTTTACAGGCTTTAAAACATTCAGAGTTAGTGATTTGATGGAGCGTCGTAAACCTTTGCGCGCCAAGAAAGGCTTGCAGGCTAAAAAGAAGTTACAGTCGAACAAAAGGCTAGCCCAGCAAAAAGGCTTGTCGCAGAATAAGCCCCTCCAGGCCAAGAAGAGTCTAACTGCAAAGGCAAAGTTGACAGCTTCTAAAGGCATCAATCAACGGTCAAAGAAGACTGAACAGATTTATGTTGAAAGGCGCAAGTTAGTTGCTGATCTGCTTAGCAGGCGTCCTCATTGCGAAGCATGTCACCTGTATCAGGTATTTGATTTCACAAATCTGGGACAAGTGAATGATTCTAGTGAGGTGCACGAGATTGTTTTACGCAGCCAAGGCGGCGACATTTTAGATGAGTCTATCTGTGTGGTAGTGTGTCGAAAATGCCATGCCCGCATTGATGAAGATCGTGATGTGGCGATGCTGCTAGGGCTTTATGTTCCGGGATTTGCTTACAACCCAGAATGCATTCAAGAAGCCCGATATTTGCGCTTAGCGGTGTTAGCCCGAGGTCCTTTTGTGCCTAGCTATATGCGCTAGGATAGTGCTATGGCTGCTAACTATGGTAAGGCTGCGAAAGCCAAAGCGACAAAACTACACTCGCTAGTTGTGCGGACCAGAGATGGATTCCGTTGCCGATGGTGCGGCGTGCACAAAGATGAAGGTAAGCAGATTCAGTGCGCCCACGTTATTTCTCGCGCTGTGTCCGCTACAAGGACAGATGAGCGTAATGCTGTTGCTTTGTGCGCTAGCTGTCATTTTAAGCAGTCAAAGAATCCGTTGGTTTGGGCAAGGTGGATCGAGCAAGAGTTGGGAACAGAACTTTTAAACGATTTGATTGAGCGGGGTGTGGCTGGCGTCAAAGTAGACTGGGAGGCCGAGGCGGAACGTCTCCAAGCTATTCTTGACAGCTTAAAATGATTGGACTATCATACCTTTATGACTAATAGCTGGGATAAGTGGGACAATCGACAGTCGCAACGGCGAAATGCACCAATTAGTCAAGTCGAGGTTGAGGAGCGCATTGTCATGTTGACTTCGAGTTTAGAAGATGAAACAGAAGCTTTTGAAGCATTGTCAATTGATCACGCTAAGAAAGAAGCAGAGTATAAGCGTGTTTGGCATAGCGAGTATTTACGCGCTGAAGGCCCCGTGAAAGAGCGAGAAGCGCATGCAGGTTATCGTACCGCTGAGCAGCATATGGACGCCCAAGTTGCTGAAGCTGTGATGAAAGCAAAGCGCGAAAAGCTTCATACTATGCGGACAGCTTTAGATTCACTGCGTACTCTGGCTGCAAATGTTAGGGCTCAGTCATGATTCATAATGTACCTGACAAACTAACCAGTATGTTAGTTGATATTAACTTGCTGGAGCACCTACCGGGTAACCCTAGAAAATCTGATGTCGAGGCTATTGCAAAGTCGTACAGTGAGTTTGGTCAACTTAGCCCAATTGTGGCTACACGTGGCGATGGTGGTGAGATCGTTGTGCTGGCTGGAAATCATCAGTTGCGCGCGGCGCGTGATGTCCTAGGTTGGACACATATAGCTGCGGCTGTTCACGAAAACCTTTCTGAAGAGCAAGCGCTTGCCTTTGCGGCTTTAGACAACCATTGGCACTCTATTGGGGGTATTGACAATGAGCTACAATATGAGCTTATTAAAGCCGCTGATGGAGCAGCGGCTGATGTTATGGAGGCTGTTGGGTGGGATGATTTTGCTATGGCTGCCATGGAAGATTTGATTGAAGCTACCACGATGGCTGCTGTGACCACTCAAGAGGGGGTAGGCTGGGAACCACCGACTATCGTGGTGCCTGATACCCCTTCGCTGAATCCAGAAGCTAAAGATGAAGGTAATGCTGAAAGCAAGCCAGCCGCTACTGCGATGGTGAGCGTAGAAAGCGATTTGTCTGATGAGGAGATCGTGACGCAGGGTTCTACATCTGTTGTTGAATCATCTCGAAATGTAAAGATCCAGTATACCATCGTGTTCGACACGGCTGAACAGCAAAATCAGTGGTATAAGCTTTTGCGTTTCTTAAAAGAGTCCCCTGTTTATGAAGGCGCCACTTCAGCCGAACTAATTAGTTCGTTCATCGGCTCGCATGCCGAGATGTAGCTATGCCTAGACGCCGTATGTTTTTAGATACAAATGTCGTTGATGCTGCTCGCACTCGACTGCGCCACGTTTACGATATTGGCGACACGGTTTGTGTCCAGTATTCAGGAGGGAAAGACAGCACAGCTGTGTTACACCTAGCTCGTGAAATTCATGAAGAGCGTGGCCTTGGTCCAGTCAAGGTCATTTTTAGAGATGAAGAGTTTCTGTCGCCTTCCATTGAGCGTCACATTAATATGGTTGCTAACTATGACTGGGTTGATATGGAGTGGTATTGTTTGCCGCAGGCCCAGGAGGTGTGGACGCTAGGCCTGCGTGAGCCTGTGCTGCTTTGGGATAAATCTCGCGAAGAAGATGGCCGTTTGTTTAGGCCCCTTCCAGAAGGGGCTATTACTGCAGAATCCTTCGGCCTTGATCCATATAAAGGAATTGAAAAGCCGATTGATCATTACACAATGCAGGGAAAGAAAGGCATGACCTATTTTGTTACAGGTGTTCGTGCTCAAGAGTCTATGATCCGTTACCGCTCTGTGGTGCAGAAGCTAAATGAAAATTATATTAATAGGCCCTACAAGTTGAGTAAAGCAATTCCGATGCGGTTCGCCAAAGTCATCTATGACTGGGGCGTAAATGACGTTTTCAAGTACATCCATGACATTGGTGCCGACTACTGCGAGTTTTATGATTATGCTGCCCTATCAGGGGCCAACCAGCGTGTGGGAATCCCGTTGCATTCAGTGGCTGCCCGTCGACTTGAAGATGTGGTTTGGACAGAGCCCGAGTTCTACGATCAGTTGTTACATTGTTTCCCGTGGGTTGACGCGCAGCGTCGGCTGTGGAAAGATTTTGATACAGAACAATTTTTGTCAAAGTATGTCGCTAAAGGCTGGGATGGTATTCGAGAGTTGATTGACTATTGCATGTTGACCGAAGAGTTTAAGAAAGAGGCTATGGCCTTTGTGCACAAGTGGAAGCAGAAGCACGCCGTCGACCCATATTCTTACCCAATAGACGCTTTGGCTAGGACATTATTTTTGAATGAGTATCGGCATACTGCGCCGACTCCAGTAGGGCCTAAAACACGCGCACACGCTATTCGAATTGCTGCGGCAGCACAAGCCGATGCATACCAAATGGAGATGGACGCAGATTCCCTTGACATGCAGGACGATAACAGGTAGTTTATTCATTATGGAAATTCAAAATATACCGATTAAAGATTTAAAGCCTTATAAGTACAGCACTACTTACTTGGTTCGCTCAGACTTTCGAAGCTTAACCGATTCAGTACGCAAAGTAGGTATGCTTAGCCCGATTATTGTGCGCAAAAGCAGCATGGAAGTCATTGATGGCAAGTACCGTTTAAGCATTCTGCATGCGGATGGCATCGAAACAGCTCCTTGCATAGTTCTGGATATTGATGCGACAGATGCGATGATTCTGCATGTGCAGATAAACCGATATCGCGCTGAAGTGATTTCTAAGGATTTGTCGAAGCTGGTTCGCCGTATTGTGGTTAGTCGTAAATATTCGGAAGATGAGACTATGGCAATGTTGGCACTGACTCACGACGAGTTCAATGTCCTATTCCAGGGATCAGTCATCCGACAGCGCAACATTCCCGATCACGTTTATAGCCATGCATGGGTGCCGGTTGAATCCGACAGTCCTGAGGACTTTAAGATTGAGCGCCCGACAGGAGCGCCTGAGCAGAACAAATGACTGACGATCCTCTGCAAGATTTAGTGTACGAGGCAGAGCGTGCGGTGTGGTCACGGAGAATGTATGAAAACGTGTTGCCCACACCTTTTGACCTTGTCGGCCTGATGCGGGAAATATCAGAAAGTTCTTTTGTTCGAAACGTAGCTCCCGTTGCGATTCGTGCTTTGAATCCCGTTTTAGAGTCTGAGTTTAAAGAAACTCACCCGGGGTTGTTTGTTTTCGATCAGCCTTTGGGTTCACGTCAGTTCTTTTTGCAACTGCCTCAATTTGCTGTTAAATCTGAGTTCAAGTGCACCCCTAGTATGGTGGGATTGAAGTTTCCTGAGCCGGGTAGAAACGCTCCTATTGTGGCTCACGAAGTAGCGCATCTGTTGCGCTTTCTAGAATTGGGCTTTCAAGGTTATGTGCGTGAGTCGGACCATGGTTGTGAGTTCCAAGAGACTTATTTAGAGGCTGTGAAATCCGTCATAAGTGGTGGTGATTCTGCGGCTTTAAAGGCCTGTTTCTCCAGGTTGTGAGCTGATCTGTGAGCTAACCCGCCGCACTTGTTAGCTACAATATTAGTGTGGGCAGTGATACTAGTGGGAGGCTTACGTTGATGGACAGTAATGTGGTGGCTCGTAATATTGCTATGATTCGTAGCAATATTACCGAGCTGGAGCAGGAGTTAAAAGAAGTTGATGCGAAGACAGACGATGTGTCGGTTCGCCTGTATAAGCATACTGCAGAGGCTCAGCTAGACTCGCTTAGGTTGACTCAGCTCATGGAAGACGTGAATTCAATTCAAAGCTCGTTGCGTTATGCTTCACGATCTATTGCTGCGGCTGCTGCAACGGCTGTGTTCGGTATTCTCGTTGCTATTTTAACATCTGGAATCGGAATGGAGTTTGGGTAATATGTTTGAATGGGTTAATAAAGAGTTTTTGATGGACTTGGGCGAGCGGGCTTTGATGACTTTCTTCGAAGGCTTCTTGGCAGCGTACCTGATTGGTGGTGTGTCCAACTTGGAAGCTTCGAGCATGCAGGCCGCTGCTTTAGGCGGTTTGGCTGCTGTGCTATCTATGGTTAAGAGTGTAGCTGCACGAAAGGCGGGATCTCCGAATTCGGCAGCTCTGCTTCCTTGATTTGTGATGGTGGCCTGGCTTCGGCTAGGCCACCAGTTGCCGTTCAGGCGAGGCATCCTCTTGTGTGGATCGCAAGTTTGCTATAGGATAATTTCTACGCGGCGCCGGAAGCCGCCTTCCAGGCCAGCCGTGTAGTTGAAGGCGTGTACTGCCGAGTCTACTTGGTCATCGTGCACGGTCTTGGCTTCAGGGAATGCTGCGTGTTCGTCAATCCAATCTGTGTTCCACGCCGCCATCTTGAGCCGAACATTGCCGTTAGCTGCTGCGGATGACATTGGCTTGGCTCGTACGTCTTTAGCGCCGGTGGCGCGAACGCCTGTGAAATCTAGTCCGGGCAGCACATAGCGGGCATATTGATCAAGCAAGTTTTTACCTGCAGAGCCTGGTTCTTGCTCCATGCGGATAGGCACTTCAGGTCCGTCTTCGATGGCGGCTTGTCGAATTCGTCGTTCTACTTCGTCTCCTTCTTCTCTGAAGCGGCAGACATCCATAACGTATGCGACGCCTTGGTGAAAGGCCATAAGAGTGCCCACGCTCCAGTCGGGGTCTGGATTGCTGTGCGACGGCTTCGTGGCGGCAAGGTCCCAGAAGCGCACCCAGCGGGTGTCTTTGTCGAAGTTTGGAAGTTCGTTCTCTTCTAGGATTGGGAAGTTTTCCCGAGGAAACATTGATCCAAGGCTAGAGGCCCACCAGTCGCCGAACTCTAACCGTTTCCTTTCGATTGGGTCGAGTTCAGAAAGGGTTTCTCGGTACGATTCGATATTGATTCCGGGGTTGTCTTCGAGAGATGAAGGGATGAACAGTCTTCCTTTCTGCTTACCTTCAACAATGAAGCGTTGACGTACCCAGTTGGGGGCCGGGTTTGTTGTAGCGCGCATACGAAGTGGGATTTGAGATAAAGGCCCAGTTGCGGGCTGACGTAGACGAGAGAACAGGTACAGGTAGTCGTCTTGTCTGATTTCTGTAACTTCGTCGAACCCTACAAACTGAAACTCCGAGCCTTTGTAACGAAGCTTATCGTTTACGTTATTTAGATAACCGAATGTTACACGAGCGCCGGAAGGGAATGTGGCGGTGTAACTGTTGTTGTTCCACGAAACGTCAGGGTATTCGCTCATCCAGTCTTTAAAGCGGTCCATAAGGGCGCCTGGTAGAGCGAGGTCGGAGAATGTTCTACGGAACATGATTGCGGAGTAGCCGGGAATATCGACGTACTGAAGAGCCGCCATGATGAGGGCCGAGGATTTACCGCCACCGGCTGCGCCGCCGAACAGCACTTCGCGCTGCTTTGTCATTAAAAATAGTTGTTGTTTGATTGACGGGGTTTCTAACCAATAAGCGCTGTGTTTAGGAGCAATGTGGTCGTATATTTTTTGCCAGTCTTGGATTGTTTGCATTAGTACCTCTGTTGTTGACTTAACCTGCTTCTATCGAATAGAATAAGAGATATGATGAGCTGGGTTGTGAAGGCTATGACTTCTGTCGTCGCACCGTTTTTAGCGGTGCTCTTTGGTATTATCTTAGTCGGAACAGGGCTTGGTTTGTGGATTCATCCCGGTTTGGGGATGGCGTCAACTGGCGTCTTGCTAGTTTGGCTTGGAAAACTTCTCGGAGATGAGTAACGATGGCATGGAATAGCAAGGCTTACAATCTAGTTAGTTTACAGCCTCTGCAAGAGAAGAAAGTTCCTCTAGGGGCGCCTGCTGCTATTCTGCGGCACTCTGGTTATGGGGCTACAGACCAAGGCTATAAAGATAGCTGGGATATTGAGCGTGCTTACAGTGAGGGCATGTCCAAGATTACGTGGGTTTGGCGTGCAATTGATGCTATTGCTTCAAATCAAGCTAAGCTGCCTATGATCTTGCGGTCAGACAATAGGCGTGATGGATCAATTGTCACAGAACATCCTCTGTTAAGTTTGGTAAACAATCACGCCAACATGGGCGAGGATGCTTATAACTTTCGGTATCGTCTTTCCACTCAGTTGTCGCTTAGCACTCGTGGTGTTTTTATTGAAGTGATCCGTGATGGTTCTGGGTCTCCTATCGCTCTTCAGTTGTTGCCGCCGCAGCACACTGCTCCGGTGCCGGACCCCAAAAAGTTCGTCAAGCATTTTGAAGTAAAGATTGAAGAACATAAGACTGTTAAGCTTAAGCCGGAAAACGTGATTTGGATTCGGCGCGCTCATCCCCTTGACCCCTATCTGTCTATGACTCCGTTAGAGCCTGCAGGCATTGCCACCGAGATCGAGATGCTGGCAAAGATGTACAATCGCAGCTTTCTGCAGAACGATGGCCGCCCAGGCGGCTTATTGGTTCTGAGGTCTGAGGTTAGCGATGAAGATAAAATTGAGTTGCAGAGCCGATTCCGTGGCAATATTGCCCGTGCTGGCGCTGTGGGCGTCATTTCCGCGGATGACGGTGCTGACTTTGTTGACACTGCCACTTCTCCGCGAGATGCAAACTATCAAGCGATGCGGGAAATCACTAAAGAAGAAATCTTAGCTGCTTTTGGCGTTCCAGAGTCTATTATTGGTAATTCGTCTGGTCGTACCTTTGCTAACGCTGCGGAAGAAGGTAAGGTTTTCTGGATGGAAACTATGGAGCCGCATCTTGAACTGATTGCACGCCCACTATCCTTGCTGTCTCACGATCATGTGTTTGAGTTTGCTACAGACAGGGTGCCGATTTTAGTTCTTGCTAAGCAGGAGACTTCAGCATTCGCCATGCAGGAGTATCAGGCTGGCCTTATTA